CCTCCCTTCATTGGTTATTAAACCTCTAATTAATCCTTACAATCGGCACTACCTTGAACTCATTCTTTGGGAACATATCTCGAACTTCGATCAACCGGATTGCAGCTTCGGTCATGGTCATGAATGATTCAAAAAACGAATGCCAGCGAGCAGGATCATTTGGATATTGGATTTGGATTTCATATCTTGTCATAATGTTAACCTCCTACAAATCAATCAAGGTAACGTCATGACACCTTTGACATTCAACCACTTGCCACTCGATTTTAACATCAGGGTCACAATCGATCACCTTGCCGTAAACATCCAGAGAAGCACCACAGCCACGACAGGCACGACTCCGGTCACTCCTTGGGCAATAGTGGTTTATCAGGTAGTCAACCTCATCATAACCACCGCAACCATTTGGTATCTTATGTTTTTTCATTAGTTAACCTCTCCAAGTACCCATTTTAAAATATTAATAGTGTCCTCCATGCTATAAATCATATCCCATATGGAAGGAATACCGACCACCCTTGAAAGTTTACCCCCTAATCTGATATCATCCTTTAATCGTTCAATTTTGATCTGGATCTCTTTCTTTCGTGATCTGATTTCAATTTCAGTTTTCATGATGTTAACCCTCCCTTAAATGGCTGTTATTGCTGACATTATGTTAAAATAAAGTTCACTCATTACCAAAACATTAGGCAGAATCCATGCTGCCTGTAAGATCGCAGTGATAAATATCAATGTTTTCATTTAGTTATCCCTCCAATCGCAGTCTATAACGCTACACCCAAGGTTAATAATTGACTTCAAAAAACCATCATCCCCAAGATACTCACCTAAGCACTTGTTATGCTTATAAATTGTGTAGTGAACACCATCCTCCGTGGTATCTCGATAAACCTTGTATTTTTTAGCAATTTCCATTAGTTAACCCTCCGTTTTATATGTTTTTATGATTCCTGTTCTAACCTGTTCATCAAGTACGCTATAAACTGCCGTGTCTCTGTCTGTTCCATTATTGAAAAGAAAAATCACGATGTTCCAATCAATTTTTCCTGTATTTCCAGCCAGTTCATTAACTCGATTAAAAACATACTTGTTATACTCTGCTTGTTTTCTTGTTCTTTGCCTTGCCGTTGCGTATCTCATTTGTTAACCCTCCGTTATTATTGTTATTTATTTGACTCAATACTCAATACCGCAAACCGTCAAGCTTACGGTATTGATACCGGTTCAAATTGTTTACACTTCCGTGACATTTAATGCAAAGGAAAAACTATGTTGATATTGTTTTTAACCTTGCAAAGATTGCATTTTGTACAATCCATAGGACAGACAGTGAAATAATCCTGCATATCATCAATCCACAATGATTTCCAATCCTTGAATGCTTCCAGTTGTTTATCTGTAAATGGTCGGGCAATGGTCATGCCGTTGTTACCGTTACGGTGACTTGAACCCTTGACAACAAAAGAAACCCCTCTGAAATCAAGGTCTTGCCTTGCTGTATAGGTATAGGTTTTTATCCCATACTTGGATTTTAGCATTGTTGTAATAAAATCAAGCTTATAGATGCACTTTTGACTCCAAAAATCCCCACTCTCATTTATTCTAAGATACTGAATTGACTTATAAAGTGGCTGCAATTTCCCGTTAACTCTGCGTTTTTTGGTTGTTAATATCTGTTCGATATCCTGAAAAATCACCGTTGCACTATTTTTCAGCCAGTACATTTGCTGAGATTTCCTGTAAATCTTGACACTTGGGTATTGAATCTCTGCCTTGTAAGCATAGCATTCTTTACAAAGCTTGCAGAATCCCAAGCGTTTACTTGGGCAATTATAGGCTGCACCCATATTGAGTATAAGGGTATCATTGCCTATTTTCAGATTGCCATTAGAAAGCTTTAACCCATTGGAATTTTTGAAATAAACTATTCTTGTTGATTTTTTCATGTTGTTAACCCTCCGTTTTTATTGTTATTTTTGTTAATAAAACGATCATATTCACTGTTAACTCACTGTTAACATTGCATAAAATCGTTTTATCTAAGCTTACAGGTTATCTGCATGTTTACTTGATTTTCAACACGGTATCTTATTGACTTTGTTGTTAATTCTCACGCCTGACCACCAGCCAAACGATTTTCAATAATTCGATAGCCTGTAAGCTTGCCTGTGCTTATAAACGCCTGATATCAAGTCCTTGTATATCTTGATTGACTTATTGAGTGTGTCTGTTACCCTGTATTAGGTCTTATTAGTCCGTTGTTTTGGCTGCCCGTGTAACAGTTTTTAACTTTTCAGCCGGTCAAGCGTTTCAGATTGTCAAAGAATTTGTCGAACTTGCCAAATTACATATGCGAAACCTATGCCAAACATGAAACAAACAGCAAAAAATAAATTGAAAAAATAATGGCATAATGGAAGAAAACGCAATGTTTACTGTGAGTTAACTCATGGTATCATTAGTGCAACTTTTTTCAAGAAAAAGATCAAAAACGAATTGGTCTATACTTAAGGTACGCACGCACACGCACGAGAAGTGACAAAAATTGTCAAAAAAGTGACAAAAAGTGTCATTCATTGGATACCTATGGTAGCATAATGAGAACTCGCAGTTCCGATTTGCAGAAAAGCAAGAACTTCCAGTTCCGTTTCATGAATGATAGCTGTGCAAGTGGTGGAATTTGTTGCGAAAATGAGAACATGAAGGTAGCAAAATGTTAGCAAAATGAGAACTCGCAGTGCCGATTTCAAAAAAAATACAGATACCATCAGACAGACAGACAAACATAGCAGCCCATACCATACCCCATAAGCCAGCCCTCAGTACCCTATAACTCAGTACTCAGAGCGATCATGCGATCCATCATCGCTTGACTGCCTAATGATAACAGCAAGTTATCCCATGGTATCAGGCAAAACTGACCCTATGTTACTGAAAAACGCAGCGGATATCCTCTCTCAGTACTCCATGAAGACCTCTGATCTGACTACACAGGACTCAGTAGCCGGTCATGGGGGGAAGTTCGCTCCGATTGTATCGATAAGGGGTTTCACAAAATTGTACCAAAAATGCTTTGGATTTCTTCAAAAATGCCCTGATCTATATATTGTGTAAAATAATCCTTTTGACTCTCTGAGAGCCTCGACATTGGACGATCTCTTATTCAGGTATGTAATGGTATGCGTGAATGAGAGAAAGTCCAGTGCCGTTATGCTCGCTTTGAAATTTAAAGTTTTCTAAGTATATGAAGAATGCCATTCCTGACATCCCAAGAATGAGTCCTGAGATATTCGTTTACGAGATGAACCCTGACCATCGAATCCCCTTGAGGATAGTTAGCCAGTAGTTCACTAAATAAGTTTAGATCATATGAATCAAACATTGTTATTCGACTTCTTCATATCCAAGCTCAATCACGATCTCATCATACTTGAACTTGTCATAGAGATAACATCCGAAGACTCCAGCTATCACTCCTGCTATAAATAGTGCTATACCCATAGTTAACTATCACCTCCTTCTATCCTTATTGTTATCTTATTGTTATCCTTACTCTTTATCTGTTAATGTTAGTGAGTGGGGAGCTAACTTATATGTCAACTTAATGTCAACTTAATGTCAACTTAATGTCAACTTAATGTCAACTTAATGTTAACATATATGTTTCCTTAAAGTTTCCCCTCTGTTTCCTCTTAAGAGCAGACGCAAAACTTTACCTATTAAACCGCTTACTTACAAAGCAGCTTCGATCACCCACAAATCCACCCCCGTTATCAACTTTCCGACCAAGGCAATTCTCTAAATGTCTATCAATTTCAGCGTGTAAGAGCTTCTGTCTGTGATCCCTGTCAGCGATCTCCTCATCCCGATCCATGGACTCGACATAATAGTCCACGGCAATACATAGGGAATCCAGCCGGTCATCATGTTTCAATGCACCACGTTCACGAGTGATCCTTGTGAGCTGGTGACAGAATGAATACCTCTGGTTACGTTCCGGATTCTCCAGCAGGAAGGCAATGTCTCGATCAACCTCACCTTTATCGATCACGAGCCGGTGTTGATTAAGGACAGGTTCGAGAGTGTCTATGATACGCTTTTCTTTCTGGATCGAGTGCTTGACCTCTTCAATCGAACAGGGGTAAATCCTATGTAATACTGGTGAGAAGAGTTTTGTATACATACCATCACCAAAGTTCGCTTCAATAATGATCTGACGGACTTTATTGTGTTTAGCGATAATTGCCAGTGTTTCCAGTGTGTCATCATCATAGCCACCTTTAAGTCCACCTATTGCTAACACAAAGAGCTTACCATGGAGTTGAGCCAGTACACAGTATCCTGTCTCATCCTTACCTCGACCGGCAGGATCGATAGCCATCACAATGCCCTCATACTCAGTCCACTTATTTTTATCGTACATCATAGGCTTGTGCCACCGGTCACCAGCAAAACCCACGTTCCTCAGATCTTTGAGGATCTGATCAGTGTCAGAACCATACTGGATAAATGACGGAGCCTTCTCCTTATTCAACTCCATTACGATCAGGTCACCGGTCTTCAGGGGATACTTGTTAGCATCTGATAACGTGGTGTCCAGCATGAACTGAAGAGCGAACGATGAGCGACCTTTGGAAGCTTCACGTTCAGTTAGGTCTATATCATTGAACCTTTGGGGATCTGTAGGTTGCCCGGTAAGACTTGGATCTTTCTCAAGTTCAGCCAGTATGCTTGGAGCCAACGCCCCACGGTAACCTAAGATCTGTTTGTGACTTGGATATCTTGCACACCATATTCGGCAACTGTATCCACGATCACGAAGTTTATTGTAAATTGAACTCTCAGTTTGTGGGGTTCCAAGAAATATAATTCTTGGTTCACCTTCAGGAACAAGAATATCATTAAACTCTCCTACTCTTTCAATAAGTTTTTCTTGCATATCTTCAGTAGCAGAGTTGTTAGGAATTTCTACATCGTCTGCAATAATGATATCTGCTCTTGTACCTGTAATTTGACCAGAGATACCAGCAGCCAGCACTGAGGGGGCATGAGCATTCCTCGCTGGTGCAACATCAAATAATACGGTAGACTCTCTCTGATCGTGTCTTGGGGTTAAATGTTTAAGTATAGGCATTTCTTTAATTAACTTTAGGGTAAAGGTTGAGAACGCATCAGACCTACCTTTGGATGCAGAAACCACAAGGATTTTCAACTGAGGATTATTCAGTAGTAACCAGCAGACAAACGCAGAAGTAATCCACGATTTGCCCACACCCCTAAACGCCATGATGATATCACGTTTACTACCATGCTGTAGGTAATTAGCTATCTCCATTTGTCTTGGAGTGGGGGGAGGGAGATTAAGATGTTGCCATACTACTACTAAAAAGAAAGAGAATTTTTCTTTACATCTTTCTTTAAATGTTTTAGTTTTTGACATAGGTTTGATTCTTTCCTTTAAAGGCTGGTTCAGTTAAAGCTCGCTCAATAGACCACCCATAACGATTTATACGATCTTTAAGAGTAACTCTTTTAAGTCCAACTTTTTTAGCCCAATCCTTCAAACAAAGTGTTATACCTTGGAAAGTTATCCAATGAGTTGTACTTTTGTTTAAAATGTTTTCTCTTCTGGTTGTCCATCGACAGTTCCATGGAGAGTAACCTTGATCATTATCTATACGATCAAGTTGAATATCTCCAATTTTACCTTTTGGACGTTCATCCATATCTTCCATAAAGTTTTTAAAACCATCAGTACCACGCCATCGAGAACAAACTGTTATACCTTCCAGACCATAATCTTCATAAGATTTATCATTCGGATCATGACATCTGCGTATCATTTTATACCAGACACCATGCTCCGAACGATATCTATTTGTTATGCCTTTCATTAGTGTTGAGTTTCAAATAAATCTGAAGTCATGCCCATGTTCAGTTCTTCAAATTGTTTAACCATCTGTTTCTCTTCTTCAGTCATCTCGCTGTCTTCAGGAAGTTCAACTAAACCCATATTCCAACGGGCAAGCATCCGTTCAGCCACAGCCAGCGTTGAAGCTGACACTCCAGTAGGATCAATTACAATTTGTTTGTATAGAGCGTTAACTAATGCTAACTGAAGTTTCCTTCCAGCGTTCTCAGTAATTGATACTATCTCATTAGCGATTGCATCTTCGGAGGAGCTTTGCTCTTTGTTACTGTCTTCATCCATAGGATTATCCTTTAATTAAATATGTTATTCCTGCGGTGATCAGAGCCATACAAGTACCCCATACACCACGCCTTATGTTCCGTTGAGTCTGTTTCAAGGATTCCAGATCCTTTTGAGATTCAGTACAGGGGAGGGTATCCACCTTCTTCTTCAGATAGAGAACACCCTCTTCAACCCTAACTAATCTTTCCCTGTCTTCAGGTGACATTATTTACTCTGTACTTTCTTATTATCAGTGAAGTCCACTGGAAGTTTACCTTCAGCTTTCAATTTAGTTATCGCCAGTTCACGCATCTTAGCTTGAATGAGTTCTTCGTTGGCTTCATCCACGCCAAGGTTAGGTTCCAGTTCAGCCCACTTAGCTTCCATCTCAGCCCAAGTAGGTTTGGTTCTACCATCTCTCCAATTAATTTTATCAAAAGCCTCTTTAGAGTTAGCAGTGACTGAACCAAAGTACTTTGCAGCCGGAACTAATTCGTGAATTGTTAATGCTACATCCATTGTATTAATCTCCTTTAATTTATTAAGTTGTTACCCTCCAGAACTCTGCTATGGTGTAAACTGAGTCTATTCCCGATACAGCTGAATATGCTCCAAATCCAATATCTGCTTTGGTAGCAATAGAATAGTGCTGAATCTCAAATGTTGTTTGGACAGCAATGGTAAATTTACCAAATATAGTTTGGTTTGATATAACTGCAACACCATACCCTGTCTGCCCCAGTAATGTCTCTTCACTATCTGTAATATTATAAAGTCTTGCTAATGTATTATCTGTATCGTAAAATGGGACAACAATATTACAAATATAGGTTCCAGCTTCTAATGTGATTTGGTTAGAACTTATTGAACATATGCCAGAAGCATCTGAATCCTCAGTGTTTATATCTCTCGTTCTCCAAGCACCTAAAGTAAACGTACCACCGTTTACATTATAAGCCTTCACATCGGATACCTTCACATACTCCAGAGCAGTTCCGCCACCAGAAGCAGACCACTTTAAACCAGAAGTTTCACCAGAATCAGCTTTTAAAACATAACCATCAGTACCAACTCCTAAACGTACTGGGGTTCCGCTTGCACTGAATCCTATGATATCTCCTTTGCCAGTACCGATTGATTTTAAAATATACAAGGTGTCAAAGTAAGTCTTTAAAAAGGCTTTAATATTTGTCCATGTATGCTTTTTGAGAACATTAGAGTTTTCAGTATCAATACCGGCTATTTCGTCGGCGTCAACTGGCGTATCTTTAGCAGCCACCCCATGAATCGAACTTGCTACATTGACTGCATCCGTTACGTCGGCACTTGCCTCGATACCATCGAGCTTACTGGCATAGGTTGAAGTCATCAGACCTTTTTGACCAGCGGTAGCACTCTGGATATCATCAGTACCATCTGTATGATTACTTGCATGGTTTTCTAAAACGTAAAGATTATAGAGGGTATCGAAGTAAGTCTTTAAGGTAGCCTTTAAGTTAGCCCAAGTCAGCACCTTGAGAACATTACTGGCAGCAGAATCTATCAGACCGACCTCATCAGCGTCAATGGGGGTAGCCTTACCAGCCACACCATGGATCGAGCTGGCTACATTTACGGCATCCGTAACGTCAGCCGAAGCTTCGATAGCATCCAGTTTAGAATGGTCAGCATCAGTGAACGCATTGGTATTATCTTCAGCTTCATAGGCAGCTTTGATTTCTGCACCTGTCTGGTCAGCAGTTGCTCCGTCTTCCACGTTAATATCAGACCGAACTTCCGAAGCAGAGCGACCTTCGATACCATTAGCTGTCAATTTACAATAATCACCACTGGCAGCGTCTTCATCATCGATCTCAACAAGGTTATCATCAGCGATCCCTACCGTAGTAAGGGGATGATATAAGGTATCCCAATAAGTCTTCAGGAAGGCTTTGATCTGCGTCCATGTGGACTTCTTCTTAACATAAGAGTCAGCAGAGTCTTCGCTCAAGATTAAGTCAGCGTCAACCGGTGTAGCCTTTGAAGAGATATCAGCGTTCCATTGAGTACCCTTCTTGAGTTGTTCATGGTTCGTGACATTGTTTAAACCAACGTCAGTCTTAGTTACGGCATGAGGGTTACCGGAAGTTGTTCCCCTATGAGTAGTATTGAGAGCTATGGCTGCGGTATTGGTATCAATGTCCGACTCAGCAGTAGCCATGTCAGATTCGAGATCATCAATATCAGATTCCGCAGCAGCCACTCTGGTATACAGGTCACTTCCTTCTGGAGTACCAACAGCAGTTTGCAGAGCATTAACCTCAGTCTCGATGTCAGTCAAGTTTTGGTCATGCTCTGTTGCTGTAAGGGGAAGACCTTTAACAAGTCTCTTCGTTAGACTTAGAGCTGTCATCTTCGTATTCCTTTAGTTTATTTTCAAGTTCCTGAACCTTTGCTTGAAGTATGTTAATCATATTTCTAAATCCATCAAGCTCTACCTGTTTCTTTCCAATGATAGTATAAAGGTTCTGAATCATTTGTTTTCTATCTTCCATTTAACTTCTCCCTTTACTACTTTATGTTTCATATCGTTAGCTTCACCTTCTATAACTACTTCAACCGAATTTTGTTTTTGAAATTTTAGAAGTTCTTTTGGACAATATCCGGTTCTAAGTATTTCACCACTAACTGAATGATAAACAATATATTTAGCCATAATTTACTTTTTAACCTCCATAGCAAATAAGGATCTGCAAGTCGCATTGGTACTACTCCCTCCGTTGACTTTTAAATAATAAGTATAAGTTCCACCAGAAGGCGTATCAGTATAGGAAAAAGCGTGTGGCACTGGTATTGTATTTTCGTAGATGTCTTCTGTATAATAAGCATCTGCGGAATAAAGATAAGTTGATCCCCTTAGTAAATGGTAATGAGAATCCGCACCTTCTACCATGAAACTACAATTAATAAATACTGGATTATTACCGGAAACAGTTAGAGTTACAGATTGAATAGTAACACCTGGATTTGATCCAGCATCACAATTTATTGTTCCTGCGGTGTAAGCACTTACAGGAACAGTTACAGCATTCCCTTTTAGCTGAAGGGTATCCACCTGAAGGTTTCCAATCTTACCTCCTGTGATCACTGCATCTTTAATATTTGCAGCATTAGCAATGATCTCATTAGTTCCGATGTGGGTAGCTGTGATAGCACCGGCATAAACCTTTTGAGTAGTGACTGCACCATTGGCTATGATCGTATCATCAACAGAGCCAACTTGAAGTTTAGCAGTAGATATACTCAAGGCAGCCAAATGATCAGTGTCAATCTCACCGGCAGCAATCTTTCCACCTGTGATAGCGTTAGCCAATATATGATCAGTTGAGATAGCATTATTTGAAATATAAGTTCCGGTAATTGCTCCTTCAATGATTCTGTTAGCACTGATTGTATTCTCAGCAATTTGAGCAGCAGTGATAGTTCCTAACTTTATGTTAGAAGCTTCAATCGTTGCAGCTTTAATGTTAGAAGCTTCGACAGTGCCAGCAGCGATCTTGGTTCCAGTGATCGAGCCGGTAACAAGTAAGTTACCACTGATTGCTACGAGTCCTGTCTCAGTGTCAATGACAAAAGGTACAATAGGATCTCCTTCACCACTGGTAGCCATGACTGCAAACTTATCCGCAGACACAACAAAGGAAGAAGAAGTATCACCATTATATAATCCAAAGCCACAGACCTGATTATTAGCATCCAGTTTGACATAAAACTCATCAGCCATAAGAGCTAACTGAGCAGTGTGACCAGAAGTATCCGTAACGACAGCTTCAATGGCAGCTTCAGCGATAGTAATTCGAGCATCACCATCACCCATGACACCATGGTCGTAAACGCTTGTTCCATCTTCGTTGAACTCATAGATAGCATCGTTATCATGGATCTGATCCCAATAGCCAATAGGAGAACTCAGACTTGATACCAAATGTTCAACATCAACACTACCAGTGATAGCACTTAGTATAGCTTCAGGGGAAGTAAAGATATCCCCATCTTCATTACTGGCAATGGTTAATGCATCAAAAGCTTCTTGCATTAAGTAGAAGAGTTGAGTAGAATCTTTATCAAGATCTTCTTCTTTGAGTAATGAGCCGGTCTGGAAGTCAACTAATCGAGCATCCCTACCTGATTCTCGTTTGATTGTTATTATTTCATTTTCAAGGGGAGCTGAAGTAAACTGAATAGTGGAAGCATTAAGAAAACTGTAATGAGTTCCACTACTTTTCAGTATTCCTTGAACATAAACCTTTATATGGGTTGTGTAGAGATAGGGAAACGGTATTGTATAATTTACCGTATCCCCATCTGCTGTGTAATTTACAAAGGAGTAATAAGACATTTTAAGTTACTCCATCAAGAATTTTATCCATTGACCATCCTTTTTTTAACCTCATGTAAAGAGTATGATAATTAATCTTTAATTCTTTTGCCCATTGAGATATACTTAATGTTTTATCTTTATAAGTTATCCAACGGGTAATACTTCTATTTAAGATTTGTGTTTCTTTATCAGCCCATCTACAATTCCAAGGTGTATAACCATAATCGGAATCAATACGATCTAAAGAATATCCATCCGGAGGTTCACCCATATCTTTATAGAAGTTTAAAATATTTTTCCACCTTGAACAAACAGTAATACCTTGAAGACCATAATCTTCGTAACTGGCACAGTTTGGGTTATGACATCTTTGAATCATGTGTCTCCATATTGTACTAACTCGTGTACCACCAAGACCATGCTTAGTTTTTATTCTGCCTGTTTTTAGATCACGATTTTCAATCATATATTACTCCCTATCCAAGAATTTATAAAATCTACCTCGTCTGTGAGGTCTTTTAAGTTTACCCATAATAGCAGCCTCAGTTAATTCTAATTGTTGAATTAATTCCTTAGTTACCGGTATACCATATTCAGACATAGCAAACATTGCTTTAGCATATGCTCTACTCTGAGCTATGATAGGTTGAATATAAAGAGTTCTCTTAGTCTCAGCGTCCTCTATACCTTGATAAACTGGATCATTAATTATTTCCTCAAGAAGTTCTTTAGTACCGAACTCTGTGAGATAACTACAAAGTTTATCATATTGTTTAGGTTCAAGGTTTTTACTCTCACCAAACTCAGAGTACTTCTCAGGCATCGGTCTGATATTCATACCAAGTCGCATTAATTCATCCATGACTTTATCGTTTGATATCTTCTTATTAAGGACACCTAAAGCTCTTGGATCTCTTTCTTCCACCGTACCATAAATACTATGTCTCTTCGGCTGAAGTTTATCAGGTTTAATCCGCATCCAGAAACCATCAATAGGATCTCTTACTTCACGCATTATGTCATCCCTACCAGTAGCTTGATTTGCAATATCAATAAACCTTGGATAAAACTTTCGAGTTTGCTTTTCAGCGAACTTACTCCAGTTAGTACTTTCCGGATCGTTTAATGAAGTCACTATCTCATTAGCTGATTTAGCGAACGTCTTGTTAATAAAAGGTTCAACGAAAGCTAACCCTACGGCAGCAACAATGTCATCAAACGCCTGATCAAGTTCATCTGTTGTTTTATCTCCTAAGTTATATTCCTTAGCCATATCATAGGCTAACCCTAAGTCAGCACCAATGCCTACCAGAGAGGAGACAGGATCAAACCTACCGTAATCAGTAAAATCCGTACTACCATCTTCATTATCAGTTATCCAAGAGTAACCTTGTTTCTTAGCATTCTTCCACGCAGCATATTGATCCCTTGGTACTCTTCCGGTTATCTTCTTATGTTCATATAGAGTGAAGCCACCGGCAAGAGCCATCGTACCCATCATCATCTTAGCCATGATCTGACCTCGATCAGCAGGAGTACCGGTAGTCCAAAGATGCTGAACCTTTTTAGATAAAGCACCTATAGGTGTAAGCTTTGCTGAAAACTTATTTAGATTTATGAGGATCTTAAAGAATGGCATCGCTGTTATTTTAGCAACAAGTCCAGCTCGACCAGAGCCTAACCACTTCTCCATGTGTTGTGCCGATTCACCTAATGATTCAGTGAAGGTCTGTTGTCTACCTTTCTGTGCAGATCGAATCATCATAGGATCTAAAGCCTTAGCATTCTTTATCCTCGTACCAATATATTTACCAATGTCTTCCGGAGCGTCCTTAGCAGCTTCTCTGAATAATTCAGCACCGTAATGCTGATGAGTTGCTATGGTTTTGAATAATTCATCTCCAGCCGTTAAGCCTTTGAATGGCATACGGAGGATTGCTCCCAAAGGTCTTGTGAGAGTATCCGGTAGTATCTTTATAACTTTATCACCATTAGAGCTTGGTATCCTGATCTTCCACATTTTCTCAAAGGATTTACCATACTGACCTTCAAGCTTTACGAACGGATCGATCTGTGCTTCGCCAGTGAATAATGCTTTCCAGAATGTACCGATCTCAGCTTCATTCATCTCTTTTGTAAATTTGGTTATCGAGTCATCCAATTCAGTAATATATCCTGCAAAAGATTTACCCTGAAAACCTTTTTTGAAACCTTCATGTATCACTTTAGGTAACTTCTTTGTGTTGAGGAATAAAGTATCGAACGCAGACTTTTGACCTAACCAATGATAAGTAAATTCTTGCATAGCCTTCTTATCACGAGTGAATGGTTTCTTAAATCCATCTGCGATCTTCCACGCTTCATAACTGACACCAGCATACTTAGATATATTTTCAATACCCCATGCAGCACCATTACCAGCAATGTTAACTGCCTGTGTACCCCAATGCCACAGCATAGCACCCTGTTCCCACTCCAAAGCACCTTGTAGATATTTATATTTGTCTGCATTCTTAGCCACATTAAGGAGAGCAGTGTCTCCCTTTTCAGCAGCCTTTCTTGCAGCCTTTAGAAACCTCTGAACTTGTGGTCTGGTAGAACCTTCAACAATCTTGAACTCATGTCGGGGGAGATTACTTAGATCATAATTCATTTCACGGAATTGACGATTATATAAACCAAGCCCTCGACCAAACTCAGCTCTAATCCCATACATAGCTTCATCAAACTCAGCCATCCCTAATACCTGATTTGTGAGTTTAACTTCTTCAGCAAAGGTTAAATCATTTCTCTGAAGTTCCTTCTGAAGTGCAGCTTTGGTTGTAGACCACATATCATTAAAGCCAGTTACCTTTGCGCTAATGTTTTGGAAATCAGATTGAAGAGCTTTAGCGTCACCAAGAGCCTTTTCAACATCAAGTACACGCTTACCACTTCGTTCAGCAATACTGGTGTAATTATCTTGAATGAATTTTTTGGCTTCAGCTTCACTTACCTTTCGGGGAACAACTCCTCCACGAGCCTTCTCAATACCCTCAGCATTAAGTTCAGACATGGCAGCAGCCAGTTTTGCACCGTTACCTTTCGCAAGCTGATCCAGAACTTCACCTTCACCAGATCCATCACGAGTCTTCTGAATGATCTTGATAGCATCCTCTTTTGTCAGCTCAGTCGTACCAATTTTCTGTCCTTGCGTCTTTCCGGAGAATTCCATCCCTTTTGAGGGATTTTCGACTCCCTGAGAGCCTTCAGGTTGGACGATCTTTTTTTCACCCTTACTCATACCTTCGGAAAAGGGATCAAATTTAGTCGTGCCTATGTCAGCTTCGTCCAGCTCCGCTTTTAAGTGAGCGAACATCTTATCATCTGAATGGAGAATGGTATCTTCAATCGTTGTGGCTAATTTAGGATTCTTCAGTCGCATATTGGATATTAATGCTCTAAAGGATTGCCGACCCATGGTTGCTAAAGTGTGAACACCCATCGGAGTGATCAGTCCAGCTAACATAGTGAAGACTGTGTTACCCATTATTTTATCAGCAACGGTCATACCAGTACCGGCAACCATCCCCATACCGGCAGACAGAGCCATCTCTTTTGCACCGGCTTTAGTGGCAGCAGCCTTGATACCTTTAAGACCCCATTTGCCAGCTTGCCTTGCACCAAAGGATAACCCACCGGTAGCAATGTCAACTCCAAGGTCAATAGGATCGTACCATAGATGTTCAACACCACCCATATCCTTTTGTACGTCTTCCAGTGACCGACCGTTAGCTAACTGATGAAGCATATAAGTACCAGAAAATGATTTAGGTTTTAGGGAATCTTTATGATAATCCCTAAATTGAACAGCCATGTCTTCTGATATGTATCCACCTTTTAACAGTGTCTTAACGTGCTTACCCTTCATGTTATAAAAACCATCATTCTTTAGGCTTCTTCCAGCAATGTACAACTTCAAATCATCGTCAGAGTATTGCCCTGTCTTATACTTTTCCTTGACCTCAGCCTTGGAATTTTCAGTAAAGATTGGATGATCATACAAGTTTTTCATAATGCTTTGAGGTTTGACCTCAGTCGTTTTCGCAGCATCTTCCATCTAATTTTCCTTTATGGTTATTCGATTTCGTCTAACTCATTAAACAATGTACTTTGAGTTATCCTTTTGTTATGAGTTTCTTCTTCAGCCTTATCAGTTGGAGCATCCGGATTTTTAGGCATCTTCTCTCTACCAACTGGTTCAACATCTATGAATGATAAATAAATAGCTTTATCAGCTAAGTATGTTTGTTCTTGCTGTGATAACTTAGACACACCACCGGCAGCAGCCCCCATCTCCTTCATTAAATTACCAAAATGAATTTGATAGCTTAAAGCTCTACGGTTAGCAGCCTGTGGAGACATAAGCATTCCAACTTTATCTTTTTGAGCAACTACGCTCATACCAGCAGAACGAATCTTATCAAGTGTAACTTCCACAGGGGATTTCCGTGTAGACCCACTTTTAGCATCTCTCGCCTGTTCATCTAAGTTATGAACGTAATCAGCGAAGACAGCTTTGTAGTCTTCTTTGGTTAAGACCTTCCTTGCTTCAGGGAGATCTTTATTTATATCAAGAGAACCATAGCGAGCCTTGAGTCGATACAGATCAAACATTGTCCGATCAGTTGTTGACGCAAAGAAAGTGTTACTACCGGCACGAATATTTTTAAACACGGTATGTAATCCCTTATACATATCATAACTCATGGAGCCTTTTGTTTTCTCCAAGATAGCCAATGCGCCATTTGGTTGATCAGCATCTATGTAATCAAGGATAGCTTTACCGGCTTCAGAAGCAAACTTCTTCTCAGCTCTTTCATAAGCCAGCCGTTTCTCCTTGTCTAAAGCTTCACGAGCATTGATAGCTTCGCTAATACCAGTAGCTATTTCATCTGCAAAGTCCGGATGAGTAGCCAGTATGATACCATCTTTGTCAGGTTTTAAAGTGAACCCTAAGAAATCAGGTCTACCCTGCTCTTTAGCCTTATTAATATAATCAGCTATAAATTGTTCAGAGATCTTATTTCGATCTGCCATACTTAAACTCTTAGCCCGATCTTGTTGTGCAGATAAGCTATCCCTGACAGCTTGATCTTTGTCTTCGATTTCTTTATCGTTAAAGATTCGGGTTAACTCAGAGTCGGCTATTTTACGAACACCGGCAAGATAATCATTCTCGATTCGTTTATTTAAAACCTGATGGTATTTTACATCGTACTGTTCTTCCAGCCTTGCAGCTTTAGGAACGAATGAATTAATGAAAGCATCTGTACTACCATTAATATACTTTTGAGTTATCTTTGATTTCTCAGCGTTCCACTCATCCGGATCAAGTTGACCGGCTTTAGCAAATAAGGCATCTATCTCCTTATGATAATCACCCACCTGTGTTTCACCTTTGAAACCTTCGTAACCTTCCAAGAAAGCATAATGTTCATCACCGGTAGCAACTTCACCTTTCATTGCGGCCGTAGCACCTTCTTCTCGTTTCTTATCTTTATAAAGTTCATTGGCTTGCATAACATTTCGACCAGTAGATTTAACATTGTTTGCAAAGTCTATTAGGTTTTTTGCACCGGCACTCTCAAACTGTTGCTCATAAGGATCGACTGGTCTTGCAGCCCCATGTCTCTGAGGTACTGTAAAATCAAATGTTTCCTGCGCATAAACTTGTTTCTGACCTTTCAGTCGGTTCTTAACTTCTCTTGGCATTTATTTCACCTTTAAAAATCTGTATTTTTCCATGCTTTACCTAAGCCAGCATTATCATCAAGCGACATTGTTTTTCCACCGAACATAGACTGACCCATAGTATAACCGGTTGCAGCACCAGAGACACCAGCAAGTCCAGCATTAAGGAAACCCATACCGGAACTAACCGTATTAGATTCAGCCTGATTAACTCTACTCACGTTCTTAGCATGGACAGAATCAACCTCAGCCATAATCTGTCTGGTCTTAGAACCCCTGTTTGCTTCAATGACACCGATATCAAATGATCCCTGCATGAGTGCATTGTTCAATACCCGAAGGGAAGAGTTACCTCCAACGCCAGCTTCACCTTGAGCAACGGCTATCCTGCCATGTTCTCGTGCAGTCTGGAGCTGTCTTTGTAATTTCTCCTGAGCAGCCTGTTGGTCAACTTCACCTTTCTGTTCAGCAAGCTGTTGGTAATCATAAGACGCAGCTCTATTGGCAGCAGCAGCCGAAGCTTCTGCTTGTTCGTTTTGTGCATTGGTACTTATGACTGATTGACCCATTTGTAGAGCAGCCATACCAGCCATCATTATCATAGGATTACACACTTATTCTCTCCTTTTATAGAAGTACTTAAAAGGTACACCATTGACTATGACATCTCTCCCATTAAACTCAAACCCCATAAATTTCAGCCAATGGATATGTAATTCATTACGAGAGTCAACATAATTTGCCAGCAGAGAAAACTCTTCCAGCATTTCTTTGATCACTTTTCTTGAGTACCTCATTAATACTTTTCTATGATAGTTTAAACTTGGACTCGCCATCATCCACGGTACGCCAATCGGTTCACCGTAACCATCATCGATCTTAGCCAGCCCAAATACAGTAATTATTTCATTCGTATCCTCATCATAGCAGACTTCCGTCCATTCAGTTGAGTTTTCAACTGAGTACTTCAGAGCTGACCAAGCATCATTCATACCTGTGCCAGCTCTGAGTTCATCAATATCAGCTTGTCTCAGCTTCATGTTTTTAAGAAAGTCTACTTCATCATAATTGATTTTCTTAAATTTTAGCATTAAACAATCCTTCCTTTAGAAACAAAAGACCCGAACCATGCACCTAACTGTATTGCAACCGGAAGATAACTATCCGATACCAGTTCAATGATCGTTCTTCGGCTGTCAGCAATGATAGGAAATTCTTCTTCTCCGGTTAACAGAGTGATAGCCCCAAGTTCAGACTCACCTACCTTTACACCGGAATAAGTTTCAGAGAATGTTTCACTGTTTGTATCACGGTTGAATGGAGTCACCTCGATCACAAAGTAACCGGTGTCTTTAAATGACAAGACTAAATTTCTGGTAACCAAGTTGCCAGCGATCAAAGCATTCCCTTCGCCATCACGCATATACCATTGACTGAATCGCATACGAAGTTCATAGTCTCTTCCAACATAATAGGTATTTGCTGACACATCGGTATCGGCAAAGGTTAACGTGGTGTTAACTAAAGTGAACCCTGAAGTGACCTCGGAGTTATCCGAAGCATCAATCACAGTCCAGCCGGTTCCGTCAGCTCCAACGTCAACGTCCAGATCAAAGGTTGTATCAGGATCACCGAACACACCATTATCATAAGCCTTCAAGTGATCAAGATGATACCGGAAGTCTTGACTGTCTGTTTCAATATTCTCAAGGTTCATACTCTCAAGGATATAACCGTCAGTGGCATTATAAAATAGTATGTACAGGACAGTACCAAAGGTAACCATACCTTTGACTTCATCAGCGAACGTCCATCGATACCATGCCTGTTGAACCTTCTTATCTCCATCCCAAAGGAACTTGTGAACGAAGATAGCATCAGTGTCACCGGAAGTATGAACAAACAGCATATCAAGCAGATTGCATCCACACATTATAGCATCACCCTCCGGAATATACTTGGGAACGTGAGCCGTGACATCGTAGGCATTCTTCATTAAAGTGTCAGGCATGATCGTGTATTCTCTGACTGACAGGTAAGACCCCTTCGGACTCACAAAGTAAATGTCAGACCCTAACTTAACAGGATCACAATATGGATCAGCCGTGTACGCAGTGGTTGAATCAATAGCGACAGACTTGGGAGTTAACAACTGTTCACCAGAAGTTAACGCAAATTGTTCCTCGTCTGAAATTAAGAATAGACCACCATCAAAACCTTTTCCGGATCTAAACTTTATAACCTGTTCACCGGCAGCAGCCACATCAATAGGATCGTCATCAAGTACGTCCATGACAGTTGAAGCAAAGAGGTTAAAATAATCACCAGCTTTAGAGCTAATTGAATTTTCACCGGATAGAAACCATAGTCTATTCTTTACGAATGCTGCATTAGAAATTGTTGAACCAATAAAAGAAGGTACGGGATTAGTATCATCGTCACCCACAAGTCGGTCTTCCCAATTAATCGTAGCGAACGTGAACTCATCAACTCCAGTACGCATTAACCTGTGTGGCATGGTATCGGGATCTAACTTATATGTTACCCCAAAGCCAACATCTTCTTTCCATGTTTGTTCATCATACCAGAACTTCATGTAGTAATCGTCCTGAGCTATATCGTCATCTCCACCTACTTTAAAAACATAATCAGAAGGTAAGGAGGGTGGGAGCTTACTAACATCATCAACTTCACAATAATTGATAGGTTTCAGGTCTTGACCACCGTAAGGATCTTGGCATATTATTCGTAGAGTACCATCATCAACAGTTTCAGTTGGAAGTATCCTTAATATATTATTTTGGGAGTGAAGAGTTAAGTGACTTGGATTAGGATTGTTATTATAAAATTCATCACATACCATGTCTGTGTCTTTATTTAAAACACTGTCCACATAAGAGACAGTCACAGTGGTAGTATATGTTACGGGAGATCCACTTACGTCATATTTGTAAGTGATCTTATAGCTGCCTTTATGACAACCTTTAAAGTGAGCAAATGCTACATCAGTCTGAACAGCAGTGGTATCTGTTTCCATAGCAGTCGTTTTCATTGTGTTGACCACTATGGTATAGTCAGCAATCGATACAGCCTTGATCTGGTTTTTAGCATCAGTTATACCACCTGAGCTGAGATATTGTTTCTTGGTACTATCTGCATGGAATACATCACTTGAATCATAATACCCATACCGGACACTGGATATCTCAGTACCGTCCAGTGTGAAGACCCTGATAGGATTTGTTGCATCAGTAGTAAACACTGCAATATATTTCTCAGACACATCTCGATAAATCTTATGAACCTTCATTCCAGTGGTAGCCGTGATTGAGCCTATGACTTTGACCAGATCACAGTTAGGTCTTTGCATCAAGCCATCACCCACGGTAGCATGACCATTATCCAGAGCGTCACACTGAGACTTAAACCGAAGAGCTGGACTCTGTTGACTCACGCCCCCTATGAATGAGGGAATTGTAGCGGTAATATTGTTACTCATTATCTTCGCCTTCTG